TGGTAGCTCCTATTATAAAAGAATATATGGATACTGCTGTTCGTAACGATGAACATCTGGTTAAATTAGCTGGTGTATTACAACGAATTATATCCAAATCACAAGGTGATAATGATGAATCAATGTTATTAAGTGATGAAGAAAAAGAAGAATTAATGGGGACACTTCAAGATACTGTAGATGATTTACAGAAAGAAAGTGAAAGACTTGAATCTACAAAAAATAAAACAATTGATTTGGGGGGTAATTAATGGGTTCATATATAGGTAAATTGAGTGATGAGAAGATAAGAGGGTTTGCTGGAAAAAAATATGATATTCCAATGTATATGCAATTTGTTCCTGGATTTGCAGTTGATGTAGTAACATCAGCAGAATCTACATCATATAAAGGTGACTATAGTTTAAATACAATAATAGCTATACCTCATTTATCTAAAAAACTTTTAAAGAAAAAAAACTTAGCTATTGGAAATGAAGAACATAGATACTACCCATTACTTAGAGGTATGACTGATGTACCAACAAAAGGAGATCCAGTTTTATTATGTACAATTGGGCAGATACAATATTATTTAGGACCACTTAATACAGAAAATAATCCAACTTGGAATCCAGACCCATCTTATAAAGCTGAATTAATGTTTATACCATCAATTGATAGTGAGGGTAAAAGAGCTAATTCTATAAATTTTAACAAAGAAAAAAATTATAAAAGATTAGTTAAATTTAGAAAAGATGGGCTAGATTATGGTAATGTTATAAATGAAACTTCAGGTGATATGATATTTGAAGGTAGACATGGAAACAGTTTAAGGATAGGTAGTAGAAATAACAATCCTTATATGTTTATATCTAATAATAGACCACAAACTAATTCACTTGAGTCATTGGGTGATGGTAGTATAGTTAGTATAACATCAAATGGTACTTTAGCTCAACATTTTGGTGATACTAAAAATGAAAACAATGAAATCAGTTTTGGATTTACTTTATCATCAGATACACTACAAGAACCAAATAGATTTATGGGTACATTAATTTCAAATGTAAATAATAATCAAAGCCCGCAAGAATTAATTTATGATTATAATAAAGACCAAACACTTTTACATTCAGAAAGAATAACAATTAATTCAAAGCTTGATGATATTTATTTATCTTCGATAAAAGATATACATATTGGAACTGGTAGACATTTAACCATATCTACTAATAAAGATTTAATAATAAGTTCTGAAAGAACATTTATTGGTAATCCAACTGATAGAAGTGATTCAATGGAATCAATGGTTTTAGGAACAACTTTATTAGAATTATTAAAGGAAACTTTAGCAGTAATAAAAAATTCTCAAGGATTATGTCAAGGTATACCGATACCATTGGTTGATGAAACTAAAGCTCCAGGTAGTGTAAATTTAAAAATAGCACAAATAGAAGGAAAAATAGATAAAATTTTAAGTACAAAACATTTTATAGAACCAAACACATAGAGGTAATTATGAAAAAGAAAAAAACAAATATCAAAACTATAATAAGACAAATCGTTAGAGAAGAAGTTGCGATGGCTATTAAAGAAGTCATTACTGAATTAAAACAACCAATTGAATCTCAACCTACACCACAAAAGAAAATCGTTGAGAAAAAATCATATACAGAAAATTCAGTATTGAATGATGTATTGAATGAAACAGCTCAAGATGGTGAATGGAAAACAATGGGTGGTGGAAAATTTGACTCATCAAAAATGAACGATGTTATGGGTGGAGCTTATGGTGATATGATGAATAAGAATCCAAACACTCCAGTTTCTGTTGAAGGTCAAAGTCCAGATTTTCTAAAAAAAGATTATAGAGCTGTAATGAAAGCTATAGATAAAAAACAAGGAAAATAAATAATGGGATTAAGAGATGATTTAATAGAAGCTAAAGCTCAAGCCGCTCTAGCAGCAGGAGCAAATCCAGATGATATAAATATAGATGAAGGTTCTGCTATTTATATAGAAGCTGATTTGATGACAGACGCTATAGTTAATTTTTTAACTGAAGCTGATTTTACTATAACTCAATTAAAAGCTCCTGTAGTTGTTGAAAAAATGAAGACACCTGATTTACCTGTTAACATTGAATTAAAAACGCTTTTAGGTGATAAAGCTCCTATTCTTGATATTCTTAAAAAAATACCCGGTGGAAAAGAACTTGTTAATGAGTTAGAAGGTAAATTACAAAAAGCTGTTCTTCCTTTATTAGAAGGTGGTGCTAAATTAGCTGGATTAGATATGACAAAAGATGTAGGTGGTTTAGAGTCAACTGGTTATGTATTTATAGGTGTAGATCCTGATTCTCAAGAACAATTTAATGTCGAGGATGAAGCTGGTCAGCGAGAATATACAACTGTAAAATTATTTGCTGAAGACATAGAGGAGTTTAAATAATGGCTATTAGAGATACATCAAGAAAACCTTATATTCAAGACAATGATACTGATGTGAAAGTTGGTATTGATTTACCAATTCGTAGAGGTGATGTCAATGATGGTTTTTTTGCAACCACATCAACAACCATTGAAGCTGTAAAAAACAATATAAGAAATTTATTACAAACCAATGAGGGTGAAAGATTTTTCCAACCAAACTTAGGTATGAATTTAAGACAACTTTTATTTGAACATATAAATGAAGAAAATCTAATTGGTGTACAAGACGCTATATTAGATAAGTTTCAGTTTTGGTTACCTTTCGTTGAGGTAAGAGATATACAAATATTAAGTATAGACAACACTACAGATATTGGAATGAACGAAATTAGAGTAAAGATATTATTTAACATTAAACAAGACCCAAACACTTTAGATTCTATCACTTTAGATTTTAGTGACGAAACAACAGAATCAGAATCAAATGTAACAAGTGGTGGATATTAATTGGAGATAAAAAATGCCTACATATGGTAAAAATGATTTTAAAGAATCAAATGTAAATTATTTAAACAAAGATTTTTTAGAAATAAAAAATTCTTTAATGAATTATGCTAAATCTTATTTTCCAAACACATATAGAGATTTTAATGAAACATCTCCTGGTATGATGTTATTGGAAATGAATGCATATGTTGGTGATGTGTTATCATTTTATGTGGATAAACAATATCAAGAGATGTTATTACCATTGGCAGAAGAAAGAAGAAACATACTTACAATGGCTAAGATGTTTGGATATAAAGTAAAACCAATTGTTCCATCTTATACTGATTTAACATTTACCTCTGAGGTAAATGCTTCAAGTGGTGATGCTTCTAAAATAGATTATTCAAATGGTGGTATCTTTGATGATGGTATTGAAATAGCCTCATCAGCTAACTCTAATGTTATTTTTACAACATTAGAACCAATTGATTTTCAAATATCCTCATCAGCTGATGGTGATACGGTTGGTACAACATTAACTAGTGGTTTGGCCTCAACTTATACATTATCAAGAACTGTAAGAGCCGTAAGTGCTACACAGAAAACAAAAAAATTTAAAATTGGAACTCCTGAAAAATTTAAAAGAGTAACCATACCTGACACTAATGTTATTGATATTATTTCTTGTGTGGATTCAAATGGTCAAAATTGGTATGAGGTTGATTATTTAGCACAAGACAAAGTTCCAATAACAACTCACTATACTGATGATGCGAGTAGGGGTTCAGCTTATCAAGATGAGGCAGGGTTACAATCCTTAAACGCAGTTCCTTATTCATTAACTTATATCACAACAACAAAAAGATTTACTCGTGAAACAAATCAAGACAATACCACAACACTTGTATTTGGTAATGGACTATTAAAAAATGGTGAACTTGTAGATGAAGGATATATTGATTTAGAACAAGTTGGAATTACAGTCGCTGGTCAATATGGTGATTTACAAACTTCTATCGACCCATTATTGGGTAATGAGTATTCAACACTTGGTGAGACACCAAACAATACAACTTTAACAATCACTTATCGTGTAGGTGGTGGGGTTAGTTCGAATGTTCCAAGTGGTGATATTTCAACAGCACCAACCACTTTACCTGCACAAAATGGTAATGTAGCTGCGAGACTATCAACTGTTACAAATAACAATCCTGCGGTGGGTGGTAAAGATGAAGAGGATACAGTTGAAATAAAAGAGAAAGCTAAAGCATTCTTTACAACACAAAACAGATGTGTGACGAAAGAAGATTATGAAGCTAGAGTTATGAATATACCAGCTAAGTATGGAAATGTTGCAAAAGTATATGTTACAAGAACTGCTGAATTTGCAGAAGAAAATGAATATGATTCTATTGTAGAATATATAAACACAATAGTGAACCAATTAATATTATATCAACAAGACCTACAAGATGCTGTTAGTACTGGACAAGTTGTTTTATTACCAGGTTTAATAAATAATGCAGCTGATAGTGAGATTATGACTAATTTACAAAATACTATTACTGATTTACCTTCAAATCTTATACTTAATCAAAATAACTTTGGAACAATCGACCTCTATGTTTTAGCTTACAATAGTGTAAAACAATTGGTTGGTAATCCACATATTGATACAACTGGAGGAAACAATAATTTACCATCGACTCTAACATCAAATATATCAAAATATTTAGATAACTTTAAATTACTAACAGATGTTGTAACTATTAATGATGGATACATTGTAAACTTTGGTGTGATATTTGATATTATAGCTGAAAAATATGCAGACAAACAACAAGTTAAAATAAATTGCATACAACGAATAAAAGATTATTTTAAAATTGAAAGAATGCAATTCAATCAACCAATATATAAAAGTCAATTAGAATTTGAATTAATGGGTGTAGAGGGTGTTCGTTCTATTGGACATGTAACTATAACTCAGTATAAAGATCACAATGACCCAAATGACGATATGAAATTAACAGAACCAACATATACTTATTCAAGAGAGAATGATGCATATGTGGATCAATCAACAACTGGTGATGGGTCAATTGGTTATGGTTATAAATATAATTTTGATTTTGCTATGTCTGATGATGGGACAATTATAATTCCACCAACTACAGATACACCAGCAGTATTTGAATTAAAAAATCCAAACGAAAACATACAAGGGAGAGTTAGATAATGCATCATTTTATTTTTCCATCAAAAGACACTTGGATTTCAAGTGGTTCATCAACAATAACAGGTGAATCTTTTAAAGACCAAAACTTTGGAAGAGACCAAATACTTGAAGTCAAAAAAGAATTTTATAACAATTCATTTAATTATCCAACAAGAGCATTAATACAATTTAGTGGAACTGAATTTACAGAGTTATCTAAATCTATTGAGGATGGTACAATACCAAAACCACAAACTGGTTCATTAGCAGGTTCAAAATTTTATTTGAGACTTTATGAAGCTGAAGGTAATGCAGAAATGACTGAAGAATATAGTTTACATATCCAACCTATATCAGAATCTTGGACAGAGGGTACAGGTAAGTTCAGTGACAATCCAAAAAATACAAATGGGTGTAGTTGGAAAAATCGTTCAAATCCAATTGGTGGAACAGCAGTGACTTGGAACACAGCTGGTGTAACTGTATTAAATGTAAGTCAATCAGCACAATCATTTTCAAATCAATCACCAGATGTAAATGTAGAAGTAACCAATATGGTAAATATGTGGTTAACTGGTTCAGCACAAAATTATGGTATGTTGGTTAATTTTAGTGGTAGTCAAGAAACAGATTCAACAACATTTGGACATTTAAAATTCTTTTCAAGAAACACACATACTATTTTCTCACCACAATTAGAAGTTCGTTGGGATGATTCATCACATTCAACTGGAAATTTAACATCATTAGATGTTACTGGTAGTGTGGATAACTTTTTATATATGAAAGGGTTGAGAGAAGAATATAAAGTTGGTGAACGAGTTAAGTTTAGAGTTGGTGCTAGAAAAAGATATATTCAAAAAACCTTTTCTACTTCAGTTCAAACCGTAACTGGCTCATTCATACCAAACGGTAGTGGTTCATATGCTATTAAAGATGTTGCTACTGATGAGTTTATTGTACCATTTGAAGACTTTCAAGGAACAAGTTATACAAAACTTAGTTGCGATAGTAATTCAAATTATTTTATTCAATACTTAGATGGATTCTATCCTGATAGAGTATATAAGATACAACTTAAATTGAAGTATGATGATGGACAAGAACAAGTATTTGATGATGATTTTGAATTTATAGTGAAAAGGAAATAGGTTATGGGTAATGAAAATTTAGAAAGATTATTGGATTTAATTGCAGACTCTTTAGTTCAGTCTCGATATGTTGATACTGAAACAGTTAGTAGTAATCAAAAAGTAATTAGAGATGGGATTATCCAATCAGCTGGAACAGATGTAGGTATTGATGAGAGAATTATTTTATATCAAAAAGATGTTGAAGCTAACATAGCAGATTTACAACAAGGGATAGCAGGTGATACTGATAATATTATTAGTAAATTACAAATTATAGCTAACCAAGTTGATTTTTCATCCATATCAATTAATATTCGTAAAATAAATAATATGGGTGGGTTACCTGATAATTCAACTTTAGATAATAGAGTTGGGCAAATAGCAATTATATTACGAGATAATTTTACTTATATACGCGGTGAAAATATTACTGATTTAATTGCAAGTGATGGTGATTTTTCAAACACAAGTCAATTTATACCAATCCAACAAGTATCATCAGTTGTTGATTCTGAACAAGCTGAGGAATTTCTTGATACAAATATTTTTGAATTATTGCCAACAGGTGATACACGACAAGCTAGAATCATTAGATTTTTTCAAGAAATGGACGCATTACTTCCAGAAACTTTACCAAACTTTGGTATAAATGATGATGGTAGAGTTGATAGAGATAATTTTGATGATTGGAGTGGTGGTGAACAATATAGTTTAGATAATAGTATTTCAGCAGCACAAAATTATCCAGAAGATTCAAACATAGAAGAAGAAAATGCTTTTCTTCATAGATTAACTTCTGATAGTATAAATAATGATTCAAGTATTGCTAATCCTAATAGTACAAATGAAGCAAGAACCATTGAAGATATTTATAATAGAGTAGTTCCTTACTTAGCTGATATATTAGAAGAACCACTTACATTAGCAGATGAAAGACCAACTTATCAAAATAAATCAAATGGGTATTTACAATTTAGAAATTTGAATCAAGGTATTATTATAAGAAATACAAACCAAGAGTTTGTTCAAGGTTTAAACCCAAATACTCAAGATTATTTACAAACGGGTTTTACCATTACAATGTGGGTTAAATTTTTAGATAAAACATCTACAGGAACTTTGTTTAACTTTGGAAACCCAACAAGAGGTGAAAATCCATTTGGGTTCAAATTAGAAACCTATGTTATAAATAGTGATGATGTTCCAAGAAATTCAAGTGCTGCATTTATTGAAGGATTTGGAAATGAAGGTCAAGACGCAATTGAATTAACTTGGGGGCAAATGTTCTTAGATGGAAACCCAATGGGTTTAGCATTTGATAATCAACCACCAGATGAAGGGTTTTTTAAACAAAATGATACTGAAAGATTTATAAGGTTAGTGGTTCAAGATGGAGATAGATTAAGAGGTTCTCATATGGGAATGCCATTTATGAATAGAAGAGCTGGGTTGCCTGAATTTCCAGAATTAAGTGGTGGGTATGATTATTATACATATGAATTAAATAATAATCCTGAAGACGAGGCAATCTCATCACCATATGACCATTGTTATGCATTGATGACAAACACAAGAGTTCCAGTAAATTTAAATGAATGGTATTTTATTTGTGCTTCATTCAATCCATCTGTAGAGGAAGAACAATCTCATACGGATTCAACTATATATGATGAATTTAAAAACAATTCTAATTTTTGGAAAAACAATATTACTGTTGGTAATGAATTTGTTCCACAATCTGATTTAGGTGCAAGATCTAAAGTAGAAATAATATCACGGACTGATTTATTAAGAGCCAGAGGTTTTAAAATTTAATATGGAGATATAAAAAGTGGCTGCAACTAATTTTTGTGAAGTATATGATTGCCTATCAATAGAATTTTTTAAACCTGAAAATTTTAATTCCGTAGGTATAGAAGGTGGAACTCT